TATAAATGTTTATTAGTAGCAATACCTTCTACTAAACTTAGTAGTCGTGATTGCCCTTCATTAACTGCAAACTTTTTTTCAAATTCATCAAAGAAGAATACAACCTCTTGTGCTATATTCATAACAAATGATTTATAGTGAGCCGCTGCAGTATAATCTTTATCGATTATAATAACTGGCAAATTAATAACTGAGCATAACATTTTAGCAGTCATGCTTTTACCAGTACCTTTTAAACCACATAACAACACTCCAAGATTAGCATTCTCTGCTTCAAATTGTTTCGTAATTCTTGAAATTTTACTAGTACAATCTCCATACACTTTATCAGGTATTGAAAAATTACTAGTCTTTTCAACAAAGAAATGACCCGTATCTGGATTAATTCTTAAAAAATATGTTCCAACAGGAAGATATGATTCAGAATTAACATTAGAAGGAGCTTGTTGATATATTCCACTACCAACAGTATGAATCCACTTTATGTTACTTACTTGCTTTGGTGGTAAAGCATTTTTAATTTTACCAGTTCCTGGTAATTCAATAATTTCGTTACTCATAACGTTTTTACTATTTATAAAATATGATTAAAAAATTTATTTACCTGTTGAGCCATGACCATCTTCACCACGATCAGTATCAGCAGTTACTAATTCTACATTAATTAATTTAACCTCTTCTTCACTACGTACAAACTTAATTTGTGCACAACAATCTCCTACTTCATACAATTTAAACTTAAACCCCTCATCTTCACTAGGATAATTTAAGTTTCTATTTCTATAATATAAGTAGTTTGGTGGAGCTAAATTAAATCTAGCTTCCCATTCTCCACGATACCCTTGATCAATAGTACCTATACTATTACATAATTGTAAATGATAATTACTTATTGAACTACGAGGTAGAAGTTCTCCTTCCCAACCTTCAGGTATTTTAGTTTTAAACCCTAATTTATAGCGAATGTGTGTAGGTTTATGTATAATTTCCCTAACAAATACATCCCAACAAGCATCAGATTCATGTGCTTTTACTGGCATTTTACCACCTTCTAATACTTCAACTTCTATATGATGTTCCATAATAAATTTAATCTTCTGGTTTATAATAATTTGGGTGTTGTTTAAATGCTTTTTCAAGGTTTTCTGTCATTTTGTCTTTAGCTTTTTCAATATCAGACTTTTCAATTAGATTAGATAATTGCATTGCTCTAATCATTCTTGTAATACCAATTCCTCCACCTGAACGTGGAAAGAAATCAAACGTCAAGAACTCTTCTAATTCTGCTTCAACACGCTCTTTTCCGAACATATCGAATAGACGTTGTGCATATTTGCCCTCTTCGATGCTATGAAATGTATTACGCATTTCTTCTGGGTTGCAACTTCGTTCAGCTGACCCAATAGTTTCTTGTCCATGCAATATAACATCTATTTTTTCAGTAATTGATACATCGCCTTCATTACGTTTCATATTCCAAAATGGACTTGTATACTCTGGAAAATGAACTATAAAAGCAACATCATGGTCTTCTCCAATCTTTGTTTCATGCTCATGCTCTAATTCTTTTACCTTGTAAAATTCTGCTAGAGTTCTATACTCTGAAACAGGAAATTTCATACGACTACCAAATCCTAAATATTCTAAAAGCTCTGCTTCTATATCAAGAAGGTCACTCATATCTCCAGGTAGTTCAAACTCGAACATTGGAAAGATAGTACAATGACGTCCTGGTACTGGATTAGGTTCATTACGATAAGATGTACCTACACAAAAGTAACCAGGTACATCTGGGTTACGTAACAATTCATATTCTAACCACATTTGTCCAGTTTGTGGTAATGGCCATGTTTGTCCATGATACTCATAACTTGCAATAGTTTTTGGATCTTCGCAAGCTGCCATTATACTCAATCTATTTTGAGTATGTACTTCAAGAAATCCTTTTTCCAAAAAGAATGTTCTCATCTTATTCACAACTTGTGAGAATAAATGAGGATCAATAATTGGACATAGTAATGTTTCTTTTTGTTTTTTATTCAGTATTTCCATTTTTATATTTATTTTTATAATAAATCTCTAAGTTTTTTAAATTTTTTTCTATTTATTGCAAAATCCCAAGCGCTACTAACTACGCATAATAATGGAATTGCAAGTATTATAATTCCAACCCACATAAAAAACCATCCAAACATAGATATATCAGGATGAGTTCTAGCATAACCTGCCATTAATGTAGGAGTAACTAAACAATATACTCCTAAAACAGTAGTAAAGAGTATTGCAAAAAAGTATCTTACAAATATTGAATAGTTTACTGAATCTAAATTTACTATGCCTGATAATTTATTAACAACAGAAGGTTTAGGAAGCTTAGAATTTTCTTCAGTTTCTTTCCAATCTTCGTAACTCATTATAATTTAAGTTTATTTTTGTATTTAATTTGAGCTTTTACTTCTGCATAGAGTTTTGTAAACTCTTCCATAGTCTTATCGACTGATGTATGAAGTATGCCTTTTCCTCCAGCTTCTGTCCATGGCATAATAGAATGTGCTCTATCATCAATAAGTATTGCATTAGGTGCAGCATAATATGCTTTCTTTTTTGACATATTTACAAAAATAGCTTTGTCCATAAAATCAAAAACAGACTCATCTTTTTCACCAAATTGTTCCCAAAGCCAGCATAATTTCTGTGCTTCAATTCTAGTAGAGTTTGAATACCCCGTAGAACTCAAAAAAATAGGGTTATAAGGCTTTAAAAACTCATATAGTTCCTTAGCCCTAGCCAACGGTTTAAACTTAGAAAATACCTGCTCCTCTTCACCCGCTATCATACCATTTATATGTAGACCAAAAAGCTCAGCTGGAGTCATCGACTTAAAGCGTTCTTCTCCGAACATGTCTATGAAGAATCCTTCAAAGTCTGCGACTACACCATCCATATCTATATAAACTTGAACATTATCAGGAGTATTATAGTAATAAACATGCGTAGTACCTTGTAAAGTATTATGTGTTTTAAGTAATCTATTACCACCACTTAATTGAATAACGGTATCTTCAGGATTACTAGTTTCTGTAACTTGTTTAGGGTTTAAAACAGTAAAGCCTTCTAATCGAAGGCCATTACAAAGAATTTCATTAGAACTATAAACAGGTTCCTTATCCCCTAAATTAAAAAACTTGAGAGCAGCAAGCGCCGCCCCCAAGTCAAATCCATTTATTCTAACCATAAAATAAATAATTTTTAACTGTTATCAATTTTCTTTTTTAAACTAGTCACAGCAATGTCAAGCAATGCTTTTATTAATACTTTTGATTCATCATCAAGTTCTAAATTACCTTTTATTGAATCTCCAGCACTTAATATGGACTTAGTTAAATCAAGTTTACGTTTTTCTTTTTCTTTTTGTACTCTTTCTTCTGCTTTACGATAAACCATTTCTTGAAAAGATTCTACTTTAATTATAGAATCTTCTTTTGATGATTTATCTTTCTTTTTAAAAGCTTCCTTAGCAGAAATAGGATTTAATTTTTCATTAGAATCCTTTAACAACTCCTCAGAATTATCTGTAACAAAGTTTTCAAACTTCTCATGTAAAATTAATTGTTCAGCTTCTGTACTAAGATTCTCAATTTCTTTTTCAAGATCTTTAAAAGTTTCTTGATCAAGAGAATCTATAGATGTATCGAGTATACTACTACCATGTTTATCTAAAGGATTATCTGTATGGTCATTATTTACAAAAATAATATCTTTTGTATAGATGATTGAAGTCTTTTCTCTGTTACCTAATTCTTCAGCTAACCAAGATTCTCCTTGAGTTGCTGCAGTAACAATTACATAAGTACATTCCTTATCTTTTAGTTTAACTCTAGATTTAGGGTGTATATCTTTAAACTTTATCGCAAATTTCGTCATAATATTCTTTAATATTTACTACTTCTTTGTTAAGATTTAATTTAGATGCTAATTGTACAACTTCATCGGGATCAACATGCATTCTTTTAGCCCATTCTTCTCTAAGTACAGCGTCGTCGCTTAGTACTCTAAAAGCATGTTTGTATTCTTTGTCTTTTCCTCTCTTAGTTGGAGATTTAACAAAGCGTTCTTTGACTGCTTCTAATAAAGTATCAGTATACATTTTATTATATTCTGAGGAAAGAAAGTTATTGTATGCTTTTCCTTTAAATGCTCTAAATAGAATAACTCCTGCTTTGGGTTCTCTATTTATAATATAACTATCAACATAGTATTGAGAGTTTTTTAATTGCTTTAATCTTGATGTTGCATGTGGGCCTGAGAGGTCACATAATATATGATATACGCCATCTTCTAATTTGTATTTAGGAGTTTCTTCAGCTTTATCGCCTAAGAAAATATTAATAATACGTATGCCTGAAACATAACTATTAAATACTTCTAGTACACTTTCATTATGAAACATTGTTATAGATGGTTCAAAAAGGTAATCATATGTTTTAGTCCTCTCTATTCCTTCTATATATTGAGTTCTTTTTTTATTCTTTGTTGTCATCGGATATGAGTTTTTAGTGTATCAAATCAACTCTGTATCTGTTAACTTTAACATTTCCAAGAGTCTGATTCTTGCGCAATATAAAAACTAAACTGCGCATTTCATTATACTTTTTTAAAGCTCTCTCCCACAGTTCTTCATCAGTTAACGTAACAAACTTGCACTTAATACCAAGAGTTAGTAATCTATCTCTTTCTTTTTTAAGTTCTTTTTGTTCTAAGTCACGTTCTTTGTTAAAGAAAGCTTGTTTAGCTGCTTCAATACACTCATCTTCTGTCGTACATTCCGCTAAAATATTATAAGCTCCGACAGGACCGCACTTCTCTAAACCTTTTATGTTATCAGTGGTATCTCCCATTAATACTTGGGCGTAGAGAAACTTATACCCAGTGCCGACGATTTTATTACGCCCGACACCTAACTCAATTTTACTACTTGTATCATTACTCATAACTATAGTATGCTTAGTTAAATTATAATGAAAAGCAGGTAACTGTAAAAGATCTTTATCGATGCTAGCGATAACTGCTATATAGTTAGTTATCTCTTGCTTCTTTAATTCACCTTTTGAATTATAAATGTACATAAATTGTTCAGGATTAATTCTCCTGTTCAATATACCTACAATGTCGTCAGCTTCAATTCCATGTACAATATGAAACCCATAAGTGGTTAGAAGCTCTTCCTTTACTCTATAAAAGAAAGGAAACTTTTCAAGTATATTCGTCTTATCCCTATTTCCTTTATAAGGAGCTGTATGAGCTAAGTCATATCTGTAATTCTTTTTACCATCAATAAATCCAATATATTTATTTGATTGTAAGTTTTCTAAAGTCCCTTCAATATGATCCTTTAATGTTCTTTTATATTGAGGATTAGCTCCATGAATATAAAGAAAACAAGATGCATCAAATAGGACTATTGGAGAATTTATCAGGAGGGGTTTTGGCATTATCTATAGATTTTAAGTCTTCAAAAAATTCTAAGTATTGGTCTATTGATATTCTAGCCCAACCTAGTTTTCGTTCTTTCTTCGTTTTGTCAGTTAGCCAATAAGACTTCGGAGTAAAAGTCTTTTTAAACAGACCTTTCTTCTTATCTAATGGCATACATTTATTAACATAAACTCCATGTTTATCATATAAGAGTTTTTGTAATAAAGGAAACTTAACTGCTGTACTATTTTGTCTAGATGCAAATGTACCTTTAATTTCAATGCATGTATGAATTACTCTCTTATATTTAAAATCAATTAAATGAGGATGTTCTATAACATCTGTAATAAATTTATGACCAAAGAACATCCTTAGTCTAGAATCATTAAAATTATTTGGTATCAAGTAGTCTTCTATAAAAACAAATTTACCCAAGGCATTCATATTCCACCAAACATTAAAGTCTGGGGTGTAATGCATGCCTTGCATAACACTATAAGATACTACTTTGGTAGTTTCTTTAGTTTTAGTTTTATGCTCCCTAATAAAGGGAAGGTAAATCGGGGCAGTTAAGTGGTATTTTGGTTGGATTTCTATTTCATGGATATATCCTTTGTCTTTTAATTCTAAAAGCCATTCATAGAAATATCCTTCTTCTTTTGAAACTTTGGACTCATCAAATCCTAGCTTCTTAAACTCTGCTTTTAAGTTTTTCATATTTAACAATATCACTTATTTTAGGATTTAATCCTTCTTCCTTTTTAAGTGTTATAATATTCTCAAAAGAAATATCAATACAAGTTATAATGTTATCAGTAATACTAATAACAATTCCTTCATCGTATACCTCACTGGAATATATATAAGCGTATGACATTGAGAAACTTGGTACGTATTCATTCTCATTGCCTATGATGATTATATCCTTTTTGTTTTCACAATATTCTTTTAATTCTTTTACAGAGTTTATTTTGATAGGCTCTATTGTTTTAACAGTGCCTTCTAATTCTGTAAATAAATTACATCGAATTCTATATGGAGTTTCTAGCATCATAATGTCATAAACAATGATTTCATTATCACGAATATAACAATTGAATGGCGAACACAACACATTTTGTATTTTGTTGCCAAGACTAATGATTTCTTTATTTGGAACTCCTATCATATTTCTAAAACTTCCTGCAAAGTAAACATCCTGATACCCTTTAGGTTTCTGATGAACATGTACAGGAAATGTTAAGTTTTCTAAGCTATCTATTCTTTCAGTAATTTTGGAAGGTAAATAAGTACCATCAGCATAAGTATTGTACTTATTGCCGTGTACTATATCATAATCTTCATTCCATCCATATGCAAGTAACTTAGTAGTTATTGCTTTTAGCATAGTAGTATAAGCTTGCATAGAGGAAAGTATACTTTGGTGTAATATTGTTCCCTTCTCTATATCATCTACATATGCTTTAATTACTGTGAATTCAACTTCAGTATCAAGTAATCTATGGCTAAATGTAATATCTTTTACTCTTCCATTTAATTCTTTCCGATAAAATACTTTCATAATTAATATTTTAATTTTATTAAAAGTAGAGTAAATTTAAAATCTATGGTAGACTTCTTATTTACCAAATCCAATTCCTCCTGTTGAAGATTCATCTTGAATTCCATATTTACTCTTATAATTTAATGCATCTGCTAAAGTTATAACTTTTATACTCTCTTTAGCATATTCTTCTCTATATTCTTCTGGTACACAAGCTGTTGCTCTATCCGCACTAAGCTCAGTGTATTTATACTCAGCAATCAATCTGCCTTTTCTAAGTAACGCATCATCAATACTTTTTAATTCTGTATTAAAAGTAATAATGAATTGTATATTTAAACAATCTGATAGTAAGCCATCTCCTAAATTTAAAATAGAAGATACTGCACCGTTGTCTCCACCAGCACGTTTCTTTAAAATGTTTTCACCATCTTCAATAATAATAATACTATCAGGATTACTAATAAGTAACTCAATAAATCCAGGAGTAGCTATCTTAGATGCTAAATCTGCAGGTAAGAAAATAAATTTCTTATTGATATCTGGGTGAGCAGTTAGCCATTTAATGTAACTAGTCTTTCCTGACCCTTTAATACCATGCAATAGCACAATACCTTTAGATTTAGGTACTGATAGTCCTTCTACTATAATGTCACTAACTTCTTTGAAGTCTTCATTATAATGCTTATTAAAATCTATAGTAATAGGATTTAAAAAGTATTTCTTTATTCCCAATCCATGAGGAGTAGCTATAACAATCCTAAGTTCTCCTTGATCACTTTGTTTCTTTTGTCTATAATAAATAAACTTATTCTCAATAAGATCTTTTAGAAATAACTCTTCAGCTGCAGTTTTATAAGTAAAACTAACTGATAACAAATATTTTACTAATGGAAAATCAGTATCTACATCTATACCATATCTTATTACTTCATGTAGTTGCACATGACATATTATCTTTTCTGTCTTATGCTTTAAAATAGAGTCATGGTAGCTTTCAGCAAGTTTTTTTGTATCTATATCTATATCCATAACTTCTTTTTTAATTTTTACAGATTCTGCAGTATTTGCTACAGTACTATATTTACGTAAAAACTCAAAGTCATTAGCTAGTAATTGCTCTATTGTTATACCATGTACTACCATTGAATGCGGAGTATCAAAAACTATTCCTAATGCATCTGTTACACATCCATCATAACAACTAGTTATAAACTCTGAAGTAAGTATAAAATCAGTAGCTGAAAAACAATCTAATTTACTAACAAGTTCTCTATTATATTCTTCTACTTCTAGTAGTAATTTTTCTTTTGTTTTCATATCTTTTAACATTCTTTTTTTCGCCTTTGAACTAATATAAGTATCTAAAGCATGGGTATTTACATTATGCCCTTCTTGCTTAAACCATTCATTCATTAGATTCTTTTCTCTTTCAGTATGTGTATGCGGATTACCTTTTCGCGAAGGGTTCATATATAAAATAATTTATGGAGCAATGCTTTAAATTTAAGTAATTTATCTCTATTATGAAATGCTTCATAATATTCTGCAAAATCTTTTAACTTATCTTCTTTGTCAAAATCTAATTTTGGTAAAATTACTTGATCACATTCATGTATATCTGCATGTTTCTTTGACCATTTTAATCCTGCATTATCTCTGTCATAACAAAATACTATTCTTTTAAATCTTGATTTAAGTTCTTTTATTAATTCCATAGGTATATCCATTGTTTCTCCTTGTGGAGCTATGGCATTATACCCATTAGCTACTAATATTAACAAATCTTTCATCGATGAAGCTACTATTAGTAAGTCACCATCTTTATTTAATTGGTCATATCCTTGGATATTACAATCTGATGAGTTAGTTTCCCATTTAAACCTCTTATTTGTACTAAGTGGTTTATATAATTTAACAGCAGTTTTACCATTACAAACAAATTTATAACAGTAACAAGGATTAGTTTTATTATTTTCATAAATATATACACTTTTAAAATATCGTTCATCCCATTTTCGTTTAGAATATCTATCTACAGGAAAAACTTTATATTTATCTAATAAATTTAAGCTAATTCCGTATTTTTTAGTCCAATAATCATAATCGATTTGTTGCCATGGTCTAACTTCTATCTTATAATGAAATTTTTTAGTCTTTAATTCTTCTCGTTTTGCCATTACTGCTATTTCTTCTGGTAGTTTCTTCATTTTCCTTTGTTTTCGTTTAATATAATCTTCTCTATATGGAGTTAAATTAGAATTAGAACTTACTTTTAATCCTAAATTAAACTGTTCATTTATATGTTCAAGTGCTTTCCTAAATCCGATACCTTGTACCATCATTACAACTTTAAAACAATCTCCACCATATTCTGGAAAAGAATTATCAAAGAAAGTAAGTGTGCCTCTACTAGTATATGCAAAGTAACAACCACGTTTACTATCTACTCTAAATGGATTTCTATATTTCTCACGAAAGCTTACGGCTTTTGGGAAATACCTATCCATTATTATTCTTTGGTCTATTAACCTAAGAATATTACTAGTGTTGAGTGTATATTCATTCACAGTATTAGTTTATAATAGTAAACAAAAAGCAGAGACCTTAAAAAGATCTCTGCTATATATTATTAAGTATTCTATGTGAAATCTGTATCTCCAAACGCTGTACTATAGTCTTCAGCTTCAAAGTTTTCCATTGTGGAATCGTCAATAGATGTTTCATCTACTTTAGATAACTCATCGATTACTTTTTGTGCTGCTTTAATAGGATCATACGCTTGGAATTTTAAACTTCCTTGTGTATCTGCTTTAAAAACATCACTATTAATAGAAGCAATTGCATCTTTAGATAACATTCTACCTTCTTTTGCAAAGCAAGTATTAACATACGCATTAGTATATACTGTTTGATTGTAATAAGGGTTACCATTATCATCAACCTTTTCAGATTCACGTACTCCTAGCATTACTGCTATTTTCCTTACTTCTTTATTATCGTGTGAGAAGAATTTAAAAGCTGCAGAATCAGGATCAAGTAGATCATTCAATACTGAAACATCTCCATTAACAATATCTTGGAAAGTTTCTGTTGGATTATCACCTAATTTAAATCCAGTAATCGGATTTTCCTTAGTACCAGCTTTATAATACATCGCATACAATAATTTATATAGTAATACTTCTCCTCTTTTAGCTATACGAGCTGTATCAGTTTTAAACCAATCCATTTTCTTATTGGCTTTAATGATATCTAAGTTTTCAGCCCATGTAGACTGTAAACTTTCATTGATAAAACGATACTTCTGTGACTTAACAGAACCATCATCATTAGTACCTCCTTTTGATAACTCATCTTCATCAGATATAGTTATACTTACTGGAAAATAGTAATCATCTTTATACAACTTCTTAATAACTTTACCTTCTTCGTCCTTTTCTGCTAATAGCTCATTAGGATGGATTTTAAATAATAAATCCAATCGTGATTGATTTTTGTTATCACGATTATAAGCATTTGCATACTTTGGCTCATAGACGAATCCTTGTCTATCTTGAGGTATATCTTCAATTTGGATTCTTTGTTGTTTAGTAGGGTTAAACAAGACAGGTGTTGCGTCAACTATACCAGTAAATACTGCTCTAAAATCTATGCCTCCTTGTCCTCGTGTTCCGATTTCTGCTTCTTCCCCACCGGTTGGATTAAATCCGTTCATTTTAAATTTGATTTAAAATGAGATAAAAAAACACACTTACTATAATAGTAAATGTGCTTTATATACTTTTTATGATAAGTAATTCTTTATTACTTATGGGCTCCAGTGTTAATATTAACACCTTTACCTGCTTCTACATTTTTTTCCTTTCTTATAAATTCTAATATTATCTCTTCTGCTAAAATAGAGTAACACTCTTTTCTTCCATTGAAACATATTTTTGGTTTATACTCAAAAGGTTTAAGTAGATTTTTTAATTTCACTTCTAATCTACAGATTATTACTCCATCAGTATGTATTATAGTATCGATTACTTCGTAAGAATAAGGTATGGCACCAGATCTAAATCTTCTATATATAGATCTAAATGTCCTACCTATCTTAATAAAAGTTTCGATTTCATTAGTACATTTAATAACATATAGTTTATAAGATTCAAATTCTTTTGAGTTTTTACCTTGTTCGTACCACACATTAAAGCTCCATTGGTTAGGTTTATACTTTTGTATAAGTACTCTTCGGTCTATTCCACATTTTGTACAACCTGCTCCTTGTAAATGATCTTTAGGAGATTGGTTAAATACGCCATGTTTGAAACATAAGATATTTACATTCTTGTTACTATTTTCATAATTTGTTATTGAATAATCATAAGTAAATTTATGTATTTTTTGTGCTTTTTTAATAAATTCATCGAGGGAACATGTTAATATTTTAATCATATTATCTGCACGACACTTAGAACATCCTGTTCCTTTTTTGTAATGATCTATTGCTCTTTGATGAAATTCGCCATGTTTTTTACATATAATACTTATTTTACAATCTGCTCCTTTATAAAAGGAGTTTGAATAATCATATTTATTACCATGTTTCTTCAAACTCCTATTAATAAATTCTTTAGTAGTAAGTTTATGCATAACTATTTTGCTGCTCCTGAGTTTATATTAACTGCTTTAGTAGCACGAGCAACCTCAACTTGATTATCGAGGATGTCTCTTACTTGTTGCTTAGCAGCTTCAAGTTGCTCTCTGTAAAATTCAATTTGTTTAGAACTATTCTCATTAGCAGCTTCTAATTTAGCTTGATTTTTCTCATGAGTTAATTTTAGTTCTTTGATTTCTCCATTATGAATTCTCTGGTTACGTGCGGTAACTTTAGCTATTTCTTCTTTATAGCCTGCTTCTAATGCTTGCATAGCACTATTCAAATCACCTCTTACTTCTTGTAAGTCGTCCTTACTAATGTAAGCTAGAGAGAATTCTCCCAATAGACTACGCAATGCGTCTTCTTTTGATGCTTTCTTAGCTAAATCAAATGAGACTTGGAAATCTTTTATCTTAGTATCAAAAGATTTTTCTAATTGTGTAATTTTATTGTCTAATTCTTCAACAGTTGCTAACCTTTGAGAGACTTGATCTCGTTCTATTTCCTTAAGCAATGTCTCTTTTTCTTGTATTTTGTAGTATACATCATTCAGTTCATTATTTAATTTCTCTATAATGCTGGTATAACCATCTACTGAAGATTCTAAAGCTTTGCGTGCTTTATCTAATGCTGCTACTTGTTTTTCTTGAAGTGTTCTGCCTAATACAGAACCTGTTTCAATTGGTTTGTCATTTTTAGCCTTAGCCATTAACAAAAAGTTTTATAAATATATAAAAGTTGCAGACTCCCATTCCATGATAATTTGAATGAGGAGCCTGCTTCTATTTTTTCTAATCTATAGATACATCAACAGTTTCTCCTATGTTAGTAGGTTCATTACTGTTAAAATTATCATTAGGATTATCATTAGAATTATCATTATGACTAGCATTTGCATGCTCATCCTCGCGAGGAGTTACGATTTGATCGTCCTCAGTTGGTTGCCATTCTTCTAATCTCCAATAATTTTCATCATACCTTGCACCTAATGCAAAATATTTTTCATTGTTATTAGTTGGAGTACTATGATATCCTGAAATTACACCATGGAACTTAGCGCTCATTGCGCGTCTAGTAGTCCATTTTAATTTCGCACTGTCCATTTTAATACCATTTCCTTTGGGGCTTGTAAAAGTATATCCTTCCTCACTTATACTATAAATAAATATAGCTTCTTGAGTTTTTGTACTATCTGTATAGCCACGACTAATAGCAAAACGGTTATTTTCAGCCGTTAATCCTATTGCTTCAATAGCTTTTGGAGATAAAGTTATCATTTTACTTGTGCCTTCTTTTACTTCGCTTAATGTTACCATTGCACGATTAGGAAAACGAGTTACTGTTTGAGTAACATTGAACTTTTTTTGCTTAGGTTCAATTGGACGGAATTTATTTTTATTATTATCCATAATAAGTAAATAAAAATTTAGTTGGTTTACATTGGCTTATGCCAATTCTTCTTCTTTCTTTTTTTCTGTGATATAAATATCATTCCAATAATTGGCAATAATATTAAAATCACTATCTTCTTCCATTATCAAGACTTCTTTGCCTTTCAAATGGCCACATCTTGAACCACATGTATCATCTGTGGATTTAAAATTAATATAAGTTTTGTTTTTCTTACGATAAACATAACCTATTGCATCAGAACTAGCTGATACTATTTGTGCTATTCTACCTGTTAAATACAAATCAGCTGAAGTCATTTCTTTACCTGATTTATTAACAAGTTTATCCTTTAAATGTGCAATCAATATAACATCTGGAGCTAGCTCATCAACCATAGCTAACCATTCAGAAAACGCTAATCTAAGCCACAGATATCCTGCACCTTGTGGAAGCGTTAATACTGATTCCCATTTATTTCTTGGAAGAACAGCTCCTCCTTTTTTACCTCCTTCTCTATTGAAGGATTTTCCTTGAACAGATTGCATATACTTCATTGTAGCGAAGTCTTCGCACCATTCTTCTAATTGTGTAACAGTATCCACTACTACTTTTTTATATGGAAAGGCACCCGTTTCTTGCTTAAGTTGTTTAATCGATTTGATTACTTCAATTAAGTAATAGTTACCTTTAGCATGTCGTTCTTCACGATTAGCAGGGCTTTCTTTAGTAGGTGCTAAACCTATTATATTAACTGTCATAATGTTACTTAAATGATCAGCACCTCCTTTTTCCATATTTAAAATGAGAGTATCGTCGAGTTGAGCAACGATAGTGGTTTTGCCACATTTTGGTTTACCGTAAATAATTAATCTTTTAGGATTTTTACGGAGCGCATGGGAGCGCTTTTCGGTTGGTAATTGTACCATAGAGTCTTCCGGTTTTTTCTTTTTTACTATTATAATATAGTGAAAAACTCTTTAAAAATCAGTGTTATATTACTAGATATTGTGTAATACTGATTATTTTTTCTTACTCTTTTTAGCTATGTCAGATTGTATGGATGAATACAATTTAGGGTTTCTTTTTTCTATAATTTCAGATATAGCTTTATCCTTTTTATACATAGCTGGTTGCATGTTTAGAATCTTTTGATAGTCAAGATTTGACATTTCAAATGAACGTGGAAATTCTTCAAAGTGACCATTCTCACCTACGAACAATAAGCCAACTCGTTGATTGACTCCACCATGTCTATTTTTTAATATACCAAGACACCTGAAACGTTCTCCAAGTTTCTTAATATCATAACCCATAAATTTCTCTAACTTCTTATTAGTAGTCAAATGATTCATCGGATTAAATATAGTCATTACAACAGAACTATCTTGTTCTAACATACCTGTTTCCTTAATATCAGACATTTTGGGATATACTTCCCCCGCTCTTGCCCTATTAGGGTCATTCATCGAACGATTCGAATGGCTAATATTAATTGGAATATAGTTTAAACAATCTCTAAGAAAATACCTACAATTAGCTGAATGTAAATCAATTGTAGCTTTAGTAGAAGTTTTACCATTAACTGCTTCAGTAGTTAAATTACCTACTGTATCAGTTATAACAACTACATATTCATTAGGATTATTAGCAGTATAATGTAAGTCTCCTTTTGCATTTCTTTTAAAAGAACCATTCTTTTGTGCAAACAAATCTAAGTCCTTTCTAATAGCTGAAGGTGTTTTAGGAGTATCTATAATTTCAAGATATTCCTCACTTTCTAACCATTCAAAATATGCTTTATAGCTTTGTATTAAGTACGTAATAAATCTACTGACTTGATAGTCTTCAATTCTATTTAAAATATAATCTGCAGAGACTATTAATCC